CTCTTTCCCTACACGACGCTCTTCCGATCTCTGCTTTCCTGCAGATTACACAGGCCATGGCAGCCGGAAAACTGCAGGGCGATGAATTTCGGTCTGTGATGGAGAATGCTCCGATGGTTGCTAATGCGATTGCTGAGTATATGGGGAAATCTAAAGGCGAACTGAAAGAGATGTCATCGCAGGGACTTATTACTTCAGATATCATCAAAAATGCCATGTTTTCAGCGGCGGATGATATCAATGGGAAATTTGCTCAGATGCTAATGACATTTGCGGATGTCTGGACGAGAATAAAGAATTCCGGAATGCAGGCATTTGGAAGCGTGTTTGAGAAAGCAAACAATATGCTTAATTCTGATAAGGGACAGGCTGCGATTCAGAATCTGACCGGAGCTGTGCACATGGCAGCAGGCGCATTCAGCGCGCTGTTGGATGGTATCGGGTGGGTATCGGATAATTTAGATGTTTTAGGACCAGTTGTATTCGGTATAGCAGCTGCCTGGCTGATATACAGTTCTGCGCTTGGAATAACGAACGGTGTATTGGCAGCGGCGGCAATGGCGGAGACTATACATGCGGCATCTGTAGAAATGAGTGCCGGCGCAACATTTTTCGCAACAGCAAGTCAGTATGGTTTTAACGCAGCATTAATGGCTTGCCCGATTACATGGGTGGTTGGGGGAATCATTTTATTGATTGGCCTGCTGTATGCCGGGGTTGCTGCATTCAATCATTTCTCCGGCAGCAGCGTCAGTGCCACAGGCATGATTGTCGGCGCGTTGTCTGCTGCAGGAGCATTCGTAGGAAATATTCTGATAGCAGGGTGGAATTTTGCGGTAGGGATCGGCACGGATGTAACAAACCTTTGCATTTCATTTGCAGAGTTCTTTGCCAATTTCCTAAACAACCCGGTACTCGCAATCATGAATCTCATTGCCGATCTGGCAAATTTTGTGATAGGCGTGATGCAGTCGTGTGCAAGCGCAATAGATGCTGTGTTCGGTTCGAATCTATCCGCTGTGGTTGGCGGATGGACCAATTCGGTAAATAGCTTCAAGAATGGTATCAAGCAGAATAATTCGGTAAGTTTTGAGAGAATCGACAAGGCAAAATTACAGCTTGAAAGATTTGGATACGGTAATTCTTATAATAAAGGATATGATGTTGGAAGCAGTTTTGCTGACAAGGCATCGAATCTATTTGCCGGGTTTAATCCGGAAGCAGGCGGAGCATCCTTTGATTTTTCACAGTTTGGAAATGCCGGAAGTTCTGCAACAGCAGGAAATCCAGCGACGGTGAAAGGAACGGGGAAGGGCGGCGCAGTAAAGGTAGAGAACGAAGAGGATATTGAGTGGATGAGGAAGCTGGCAGAACGCGACTATGTGGCTCGCATTGCCCAGAATACCCTTGCTCCGAGCATTAAAGTGGAGTTTACCGGCCCCATCACCAAAGAAGCCGATGTGGACGGTGTAGCAGCCCACATGGCAGAGCAGCTTAAGGAAATCATCGCAACAGCACCGGAAGGAGTGTATCCATAATGGCGTATTCGATCTATTTCAAATATGGCGGCAGGAAATACAAGCTTCCGGTGAATCCGGAAGAGATCAAGCGTGCCAGAAATCTGAATGTGGAGAAGTACCAGGTATTGTGCGGCGGGCAGGTATCGGTTCCATCGTACTGCGAACTGGAAGAATACAGCTTCGAGGCGGAGTTCCCAAGTCAGGAGTACCATTACATGGAATCCGGAGCCAGAGCGGATGCGGACTACTACGAGAAGATGTTCCGGAAAGCGCAGAGGAACAAGAAGCCGCTCCGGTTCATCGCATCTAACGATATCACGGATGATATCAGTGCCATGGTTCTGGTCGAGAGCGTGGAAGCTGTGGAAAAAGCCGGCGAGGAGGGGGATAAGTACCTGACCCTTAAGCTGCTGGAATATAAGGCTCCCGGAAAGCGCTATGTTGCAGTACAGACCGTGGCGGCTACGGTGAAACAGGAAGATGTGTCTTCCGGTGCGCCGCAGGAGAATCCGGCTGTGACGGAGAATAAGACCCATACTGTACAGTCTGGCGACACACTGTGGGGACTGGCAAAGAAATATTACGGCAATGGCTCCCAATATCCTAAAATTGCTTCCGCCAACCCGTCTATCAAGAATCCGAATCTGATCTATAGTGGTCAGGTCTTAAACATACCGGCATAGGAGGTGAGTGCTATGGAATTACTAGCAGAGAGCCAGGGACAGATATATGACATATCGGAGATGTGCGCAAAGATCTCCTGGTCGGATGCCCTGAACGAGGGCGCGAGCTGCCTGGAGGTGTCCTACATCAAAAACGGTCTGACTCTGCAAAATGGAGATGTCATTCGTCTGACGGATAATGATCAGGCGGACGGCATCTTTTTTGGTAAGGGATTCAGGGCATCCGGCGACGAAAGCGGAATCATCAAAATCAAGGCTTATGACCAGCTCAGATACGCAAAGCACAAGGACCTGGTTGTCCTGGAGGGTGGTACGCTCAAGACTTTGGTGCAGAATATGTGCGCTTATCTGTCGCTTACTCCTGGAACGATGGAAGAGCCGGGCTTCATCATCCCGACGATTGCCGATTATGACAGGACGTGGCTGGATCATGTCGTGCAGGCGGTATCAGATACCTTGATTGGCACGCAGGAGATGTACTGCCTCCGGGATGAGTACGGCTCTGTGTGCCTCTGGAATATGCGGAATCTGCAGCTTCCACTTGTGCTGGGCGATAACAGCCTCTGCACTGGGTATAGCTGGGAAAAATCGATTGACGAAGAGTTCTACAACCGCATCAAGGTCGTGTGGAAGAATAAAGCGAACGGTCAGATTGACATTGGTGCGGCGGTCGATCAGGAGGCTGTGAACCGGTTCGGCCTGCTCCAGTATGTGGAATCAGCAGGCACCGGGATTGATAATGCAGCCAAGGCTCAGGAGCGGGCAAATAATCTGCTGAAGCTTTATAACCACGAGAAAGAGACCTTGAAGCTGGAGTGCCTGGGAGATATCCGGGTACGTGCCGGCAACAGCATTTATGGGAGCATCGAGGATATCGGCTTGAACCGGAGATTGATTGTGAAGAAGGTCACTCATGATTTCCTGCCGGTGCACACGATGACAGTGGAGGTGATGACAGGTGAGTGACAGGAATGCAGCATTGGACCTTTACAACGTAGTCAAGACCGTCGTAGATAATTATATCCGGAACCGGAAACCTGCCGCAGTCCTGCTTGGCACCTATACAGGTTCAGCAATGCAGGTCGGGGTAATGCCGATCCCGATGGACATGGTTACAGGCAATATGAAGCAGAAGCTGGTTTCCGGAGACAAGGTCCGCCTGCTCCAGAATGATGGTGGTCACGAATATTACATTTTGGAGATCATCGGCAAGCCGTATCTGACGGGAGGTGGGTGATTATGGGCTCATTGACAACAGGTCTGGTACTGCAGGAGCGGGCTTTTGACAGCAAGACATATCAATTATCTGAAACGAAGATAGAGGGCTTTGTGGACGCATTAGAGTCCTTGAAACAGGCAATCTATAAGGTGCTTTCCACGGAGCAGTATGAATATCCGATCTACAGTTTCGGGTACGGCATTGCCTGGAAAGAGTTGATTGGAGAGGAACGTCCCTATGTACGAGCGGAGATGAAGCGGATGATTCAGGAGGCGCTGCTCCGGGATGACCGGATTTTGGAGGTGGATGGTTTCGAGTTCGATTTCTTGGAGGACACCTGCCACTGTACATTTGATGTCCAGAGTATCTATGGAGAGATTGAAATTGAGAAGGAGGTGCAGGTATGACCTACGAGGAACTGCTTCAGGCAATGCTGGACAAGGTGCCGAACGATGTCGATAAACGAGAGGGAAGCATCATTTATGACGCACTGGCGCCGTGTGCATATTTTCTGACGCAGCAGAGTTTTGAACTGGACAATTTTGTAGATCTGGTACTTCCGGATACTGCGATTGGTGAATATCTGGATAAGGCGGCAGCACCTTTTGGAATCATCAGAAAGGCAGCGACGGCAGCGGTACGCAAGATGACGGCCAACAAGAGCGTTGCACTGCAGACCCGATGGGGAATCAATAATCTGGTGTATGTGGTCACGGACGAACTGGAACCGGATGTGTATGAGGTGACCTGTGAGACCGCTGGTGATATTGGGAATCAGTACAGCGGTGAGCTGCAGCCAATCTCTAACGTTACAGGGGTCACAGCAGTGTTAGGCGACATCATCACGACCGGAACGGACGAGGAGACGGATGAAGCCATGAGGGAGCGACTCTACATCAAAGTCCGGTTGCCGGCTACATCAGGAAATGCCTATCATTATCAGCAGTGGGCAATGAGCGTTCCGGGGACCGGTGCAGCAAAGGTCTTTCCGCTGGATGATGGAGATCGGAAGAGCACACGTCTGAACT